GCGAATTTAGGCTCATCGTGGATTAGCTTCACTCTGGACAAAGAGTGGGGTCTAGTGTCTTCATCATCTTTACGCGATTCGAAAGATTTACACTTGTACTCGAACTTTTTCCTAAACTGGACGAACATCAGGCCATATATGATGACAATGGCGAAAGACATTCTGGATTTAATAAAATCATATTTACCAAGCGGGTCCTTGGCATAACCGATGATCTTATTTGCCAGCATAAGAAAATGTTTTAGCACCATCCCGCGTCTCTCAAGGTCGAACACGGGGATGCCTGGAATACAATTCCAGATTGTTCGGATCACGTTTGACACTGGGTGATTCATGACAACTAACTGATCAATTTTTCGCAGGAGAAGTCGGTAGAACATGAGTGTTCCCAATGTTCCAGACAAGAGCAGCCGCAATTGATCGAAAGCGGGAGTCTTGATTGTCTCTGTCCATTTCACGGAGAACTGGTCACTAAAATCACGGGTCCTTTTGAGGGTAATGATAGTGTTCTCATTTTCGTCAACATCCTCAGATTTTGTGTCTGCGAGAAGTGCCTCACGTAACACGTCGTTTTCCTCTTTGAATGCCCGAGCGACATCAATTGCCGCTTTCGCTTGATCCTCCGTTCTGGCGAGGCTTTGAGCGATGAGTGTTGAATCTTTTCCGACTCTCGTGCCTGCACTTCTCTTACATTCTTTAATGTGGCTCGAAAATTGCTTAGCACTTGTGAAATCCTCTCTGTTGCAGTTGTAGCATCGTTTGCTGACGTAAGCGACCCGCCCAGGAACCACGGAATGGTCTGTTCCGGGGGGCTTGCGAGAGAAAGTTTCGCGGATTGGGAAACCGCCCCGCGTCATGGTTCGCGGGGCCTCCGTTAGGACGTCATATTTCCGAAAGGTGTCTGGAAAAATGACCTTCGTCTGGCTTCGGCTAGAACTAGTGCTAAAGGACGGCAAGGTTAGCGTTTCCGTAACGCTCTGTACGCCACCATTTGGTGGGGTTAGCCCAGTGGCGGCTGGGGCTTGGGGATTATTGTTTAAATTCATGAGGTCAATAATGCTCTGGGTTTTCGTGCCATCTCGGACTGAGAGTCTCGGTTCATTCATGGATGGAACTGCATCATGGTGTCTTAATTGCCAGTAGGATAAGCGAGTATTGCGCAACTCCTGGTTTTAGACCGCCCATGATGGTCGGTTAGCACGTGCATTTTACTGCACAGATTTCGTTCTGATTGACGTTCTTCATTGCATGCGTGTGCATACGGGTTCCGTGAGTTTCACTGGGTAGGTTTTACAACTGCTGCAAAGTCCCCCGCCAAGGGAACAAGTGCCTCCACGCTATGGGAGTGCCGAAGTTACTTCTCTGCTCTAGATCAGCCAAAGGCTTCCAGGAGGGACTCATCGGTCGCCAGCATGCACTATTAGTGCGAATGTTGAAGACAGACACAATTCTGTGCGCCCATCAC